AACAGTTAAAGGCACAGCTTACACTAATTTTACATTTCATCAATGGAGATCAGGAACTCAAGTTGTAACCAGCAAGTTTACAATAAAGGTGCGTAAGTGGGATGGAGTTACAGAGACAGAAATAGGAAGTGCAACGACAGCAGAGATAACAGATAGCGATGGTCAATATAAACTGACAGCTCTTGCAATTCCTTTGACTGAGACTAATTTTGGAATTGGAGATGTTTTAAGAGTTACAGTTGAGGGTTGGGACAAAGAAGCAGCTGCTGATAGCACAAATGTCTTAACTTTTGGACAAGACCCTATGAATAGAGATGGGCATTATATAATTCCATCAACAGATAACCCTGTAAGCACAACACAATTTAAAATATGGATACCTTTCAAAATAGACTTATAAAATGGCAGAACTAAATTTATCACAAGCAACAACCACAAACTTCACTGGAGGAGTTCCTGACTATATTGTAAATTCTAAAACTTTAGACGCAATAACTCCAAATCAAGAAGAAAGTTATTGGTATTTTGCAGATGCACCAAAGAATTATGGTTATTACTTTAATATTGCAGAGATTTACAATGCTGCAAATGCTTTATGCACTTGGGCTTTTTCAAGAGGTTACAAAGTTGAAGACCCAACTTTAAAAGTTCAATTAGACCACATCACAGGCATGGGAAATTCCAGCTTTAATAAAATAATGTGGCAGCATGGAGTTGTGAAGCTAATTGTTGGAGATGCTTTCATTGAAGTCAAGAGAAATGAAAAAGATGTGATTTTGAACATGATACCTGTATCTCCTGAAAGAGTTAGAGTTGTTTTCACAAAATCAGGCTTAATCAAAAGGTATGATATATGGACTGGCTCAGAATGGAAGCCTGTTAAAAAAGAAAATATGCTCCATTCTTCAAACAAACAGATTGCTGACCAGCAACATGGGACAAGTCAGGTTGAAGCTGCAAAATTCATTGTTGATGCCTTAAACGAGGCATTACAAGATGAAAGAATAATAAAACACAGAGACAAGGCTCTTGGGATTGCTTATTATGAAACAGACAAGTCAGGAAAGATTGCATATGCAAATTCACAGATTGAAAAGGCTGTTAAGAATGGTGAAATGGTTGGCTTACCAAAGGATACTGTTAAAATCGAAGCATACCCATCAAGAAGCTCCGAAGATAGAACAGGATGGATTAGCTATCTTGAAAACAGGTTTTATCAAATATTTGGAGTTCCTAGAAGTATAGCTTCATCAGATGGAACATCCGAAGTAGGTGGCAAGATGGGTCATGTAATATTTGAGCCTATTTATACAAAAGAACAAAAAGACCTCGAAGATGATTTGTGGGTACAACAAGGAATTAAAATCACATTCAACAGACCACCATCACTTAGGGGAATGCAACCTGAACTTGACGAAAGCAAGAACACTGGACAGATAGGCATTCAACCAAATGATACAGCTGTGACAATGGAGAGAGAATAATGGCAATCAAGAAAAAGAAAGAAACAAACTTATATCAGAACACATTTCAACCACAAGGAATGACAACAGGACAGACATTTAAGATGCCTGAGACTGCTTTAGTTAATCCTGAGGCTCAGAAGTTAGGCTTAAATGTTGGATTAACTGATGGAAAGATTAATGTTCAAGATATAACTCCTAAGGTTGCAGAAGCTCCACCAACTCCAACTCAAAATATTTATAAAGGAGTTGATATCTCAAAACCATTCTCAAGCAAAGACTTCTTAACTAAAGAAGAATATGAACAAGCAAAAAAGAGAGCTGAGTTAATGGTTTTAAAGGGTTCACCAAGCACAGAGCAATTAATACAACAACAACAGGCTCAATTTGAAGCTCAACAACTTGCTGGACAAGTTGGACAATTTCAACAATTAGGAGTTGAACCCACAGGTCTTGATGTTGGTCAAGCTGCAACTCAAGGTATTGTTTGGGCTATTCCAAGAGCTTTAAGTTTTGCAGCTACTGGGGCAGCAGCTGGAGCATTAGGGGGTTCAGCATTTGCAGGTGTTGGGGCAGTTCCAGGAGCAATAATAGGAGCAGTTGGGGGGTTTGTCTCAGGAATAACAAGCTCAATGATTAGCAATTTCAAGTCTCAAAGAACTGATACAACTAATGCTCAAAAGAGAGTTCTTGTTGAGGGCAAACAAAATCTTAATGACTGGGCAACATTAGCAGCAGCAGACCCGGCAAACAGGGCTTTATACATTAAAAACTTCAATCAACAACTTGCTTTAATAGACCAAGCATATAGACAGATGAAATTAGACACATCAAGAGATTTGGCTAAGTTTGAGACTGCTTTACCTGACTTAGCAGAATTTGAGGCATTTTATATGGCTCAAGGTGAAAGAGATTTTCTAGTTGCAAAGATGTATCAGTCCTTAGGAGTGATGCAAGACCCTGATTATTCATATCAGATGCAAGAACTTGCTACAAGGAGAGGAATTTATCCAAATGGCACAGCATAAAGGTAATTGTTTTATAGAAGTCAGCAATAATGACATTTACAGAGAAATAAAATGTTTAAGAGAAGACTTCACTCAATTAAGTTCTAAAAATAAAATCAGCCAGTGGATGTCTGCAACAGCTCTCACTTTGACTGTTGGGGTCATCATAGGCTTTGTATTATCATAATGACAACTAAAAAAACATACGACCCAAAGAAGACTCTTGAAAAGTTTGGAATAGCTTTTCTAGAAGTTCTAATTGCTGGAGCAATAGTTTATTGCACTGACAGAGTAGAATTTCTGATGCTAGTCCCAATATTAGAGGGTTTAAGAAACTGGTTGAAAAATAGAAATAAGTAAAGTTTATAAAGTTCGTTAACTAAGATTTCTGTATGGTAAACGAAGAAGAACAACAACCGATGTCAGTTCTCGACGAGACCAAGGCAGCTATTGAAGAACTCAAAAAAGAGAAAGAAGCAAGTGCAAAACTAAAAGCAGACCTTGAGAGATTAAGGTCAGACCAGCTTTTATCAGGAACTGCAGGTGCAAGAGTTGAACCAACTCCACCAAGAGAGGAGACTGCTAAGGAATACGCACAGAGACTTGAGAGAGGTGAATTCAATAAACAATGATAGAAGACGAGGAGCTGGGGCTTAAGATTGCTGAAAACAGCGACGAGGCTTATTGGCATGAGTTGAAAGAGAAGTGTATAAAAGCCATTGAAGCCGAGGAGAGAAACCTCAAAATCAATAAAAGAATGATAGAACTCTGTGAAGAACAGCTTAAAATCATAACTTCTTATGTAGGTTAATAAAGTTATTCGGTTAAACGAATAAATAGAAAAGTATTTAAAGTTTGAATTCTGATATTTTGGCATGGCAAACGAAGCAGTCCTTGTTTTTGAAACTGAAAAACCAATCCCATTCACTTGTGCAGACGGTGCAGGAATTGAAAAAGGTGCTTTGTTAACTTTATCTGATCCATTTACAGTTGCAACATCCTCAGCTGATAATCAAGTATTTGTTGGAATTGCAGCAGAGGAAAAAATAGCCAATGATGGAAAAGTGAAAATAGGTGTTTATATGCGAGGTATATTCAAACTAGTTGTTGCTGCTGGTAATACTACAACAGTCGGACAAGACTGTGTATTAAGAGCAGCAAACGCAATCGGTCTTTATGATACACTAGATGATGAAAAAGGTCTAGTTGTTGGAATGGCATTAGAAACAGGAGCAGCAGGTGAGACAGTCCTTGTTGCAGTAGGTAAATAAAATGGCAGATAAAGCAGGACAAGCAGAAATCAGAAGCATTGACATTTCAAAAGTAGTTGAGGGATATGCAGATGTTGATATAATTCTTAAAAATTATGTAAGGGTTGTCCCTACAAGTGCAAGAGAGATAAGATGGTATCAAAAGACAGCTGGATACTTAACATCTCCAACAACAACAGCAGTGACAACTGATATGATTGAAACAGCTTCTAAAGCAATGCCTGTTGTGATTGAAAATAGTTATACAAGAAATACAAGTTATGTAAAGAAATTCTTTGCTTCTTCACCTTTATTATCTATTGAAGACTTGAACGATAGTGACCCTGATATATGGGGTGATATAATCAAAGACACTGTAAGAGCAGTTAATAAGAAAGTTGATGCAAGAATATCAACAGTTCTTGATGCTGCTGGATGTGGGACAGCTGCTGCAACTGGAAATGGATGGAATGTTGATGCAGATGGAGACCCTATTCTTGACTTACTTACAGCAAAAGAAAGCATAAAATCTTATGGATATTCAACTGATGACTTAGTAGCTTACATGAACCAAGCAGAAGAAAAATGGCTTATGAGATGGTTAATTTCTATTAAGGGTTCAAGTATTCCAGGCTTTGCATCTTCTAGAATAGAAAATGGCAAGATACTTGAGGTTGTTGGAATTAAAATAGTTTCTGACCCAAATAAAACAACCGATACCGTAACAGTGTTTAGTCCATCTAAAGCTGTAATATGGAGAGAATTTATGCCTGTAACATCTGCAGTTGTAGATGAGCCAGGTGTTGGTAAGTCAGTAAGGGTATGGTGCGAGGGGGAGGCTATCAGACCTAATCCTTACGCTGTATTCAAAATTACTGATACTATAAATTAAAGTGGCTCCAATATTACAAGGCGGTCTTAAAGACCATTCTTCTCAGGAACTTGCTTTTACTATTACAAATATGACTCAAGATACAGCTATGAATTGCAATACTGCTACTGATGCTGAGATTTGTGATGTTCTTGCAACAGTTATAAGAGAGCTTATAAGAAAAGGCATATTAAATGGGACAGTGACTTAAAATGGTTAATGATTATTACTACAATAAAGGAAAGCAAATCACAAGAGAAGAAGCTCATGCTTTGACTGATAAAAGTGGTCTAGTTGTATCTGATAGAGAGGTTGATTTCTCAAAAGAATTTAAAGCAACTAAACTTGGTTTAGCAGAGTTCTACGATGCTGAACTTGAAAAGGAGTTATAAATGGCAGCTGGAGATGTAATAACAATAGTTGAAGATAATGTTGCTAGAAAAGGTGTTGTCTTTGATGGAACAGATGATTATATTCTAGTTGATGCTCATGCAGTTGAAAGAGTTGCAGCTAATGATACAGTTGGAACTTATACTGCTTGGATATATGCAGATAATGTTTCGGGAATTAAATGTTTTTTAAGTGCAGGGGATAATGATAGTGCAAACGAATTTTTTGAGGCTTTCTTGGAGGATAATAAAGTCAATGTAAAATTATATCAAGGAGGAGCTATACAATGGCAGCATTATACTCCAATAGGAAGAGTATCTGCAAGAACATGGACGCATATTGCTATTGTTCAAGATGGAACTTCTCCTCTTACTTATATCAATGGAGTTCTTGCTACAACAGTATTTTCAACAGCAACAGATAAAACAATGTGGTATGATGAACTTGCAAACTGTGATAAATTTGCAATAGGAGTTTTGGAGAGTAATGGAACACATATTCAAGATTTTAAAGGTGCAATAGGAACTGTTAAATATTGGAGTAGAGCATTAAGTGCTGCTGAGGTTTTAGCAGATTATAATGGAGAGGCTTTATATGATGATGCTACATACTTAAGACTTAATATTACAATGAATGATGATGGAACAACTGACAGCGGAGCAGGGGCTGATAATGGAATATTAACAGGTCATGCTCATTATGGTGGTTTGATTTCTGCTCATTCAATGGCTCTTGAAAGAAACTGCACAGGACATGCAGCTGAGAGAAGTGAGACAATGCAAATAAGTCCATCTAAGTTACAAACTGTTATAGTTAGAGGAGATTAATTCTAATGGCAAATACAATCGGTGAGAAAGAACTTAAAACCTCATGGGATAGTTTAACTGCATCTGATGAGACTAAGAGAGTGGGACATGAACAAACACTCAAAGCAGAAGAAGGGACAATAGTCTCTCGTAGGGATAGTGTAGGCATATAATTCTTAAAACGAAACATTTAAATACTTGTTTACTTTTAGTTTACCATGACAAAACAATATAAGATGGTTAAGTTCAGAACATCGTCGTGGAATAAGTTAAGAAAGGTTTTCTATGGAAGAAAAAAGGAAAACTTTTCAGACTATATTGAACGACTGGCTAAGGAGTTGATCGTTGGGTATGGTAAGAGCAGGGGGTTGAAATGATAGAACTACAAATAAGATACTTTCCAAGTGAAGCAGACTTTGAAATGGCTGAGAGCTTATTCAATATGATGTGTGCTAGACTAGAGGAAAAACAAGATGAAAGATAAGTTTATTTTAGATGCTTGTTGTGGGGGAAGATGTTTTTGGTTTAATAAAAATCACCCTAATACAATATATATTGATAATAGAATAAGAAAAGCAGGACACGATAGTAACAGACCAAATCACCACATAGAACCTGATTTAGTTATGGATAATAGAAAGATGGAGTTTCCTGATAAAAGTTTTAAATTAGTTGTGTTTGACCCACCACATCTTATTGGAAAACAAGATGGATGTAGAATGACTAAGCAATATGGTAGTTTATGTGCTGAAACATGGCAGGATGATATTAAAAGAGGGTTTAATGAATGTTGGAGAGTTTTAGAAGATTATGGAGTTTTAATATTTAAATGGAATGATGCAAGTAAAAAGAGGGCAGAAGTTTTGAGGATAATTGGAAAAACCCCTTTATTTGGTCATCCTAATGGTAGTAAAATACCAACTCATTGGTTTTGTTTTATGAAAATTCCAGAAATCATAGGGGAGGAAAAACAAGATGAAAACTCTTAAACAA